AGTTTAGTCATATCTGGCGTGAAATTACTGAACACAATTACAATGGGTGGTTGAAAATAAACTGGTGCTGATTCGTACTTAGTACTAAGAAAATATCCATTCTTGAAACTTTCTACTACTCCGTAAGGGAAGGATTCTTCGGCACACCGAGGCCAGTCAAAGAATACATAGGGCTCTTGGTTATATGCGTAGTAGATATCGGCGTGTTTGCCTCCTGTGACGACATATCCGACTCCGAAGTGTCTGCAAAAATAACTCTTTCCAGAGCCTCCTGTTTCGTCAGTATACCATCGCACTTTTCTTGGATCGCTAGGAGCATAGCAGTAAGAGACGAGGTCCAATTGCCATTCTCCTCGAGGTTCATAGCGAACGGGTTCCAATCTTCTGCATCTTCGCTTTGCTGTTCGAACGAAGTTCGGGTACCTAGCCAAAATTTCAGGGAATCGATCAAAAATTTCTTCATCGGTCAGAGGCAAGGCATCACAAAATTCCTTCAAATCATTACGTTTTCCAGGCTTACTGATACTTCCAAACTCCCATGGACCTTCAACTCGGCTGTCTTCCTTAGTGCAGTATGCCCTATTCTGATCCGGCGACCCCTTCGCCTTCTCCAGATGACAGCCAGCAAAATACTTGTTTAAAGCCTCCTGAGCCTGCTTAAACGACTTTCTAGTAGTAAACTGACAATAACCTTGTAGGTGATGCGTTCCAGCGTTTCCACATTCCCGTTGAAATACCAAATATCCAAATCCCCCTGGGAGAACATCTGTGGAAAAGCACTCCACAACCTGGTCAACATATGTTCGTACATCCAGTAGTCTCTCTTCGGTAGAGGCATTCCAGGTAAAGCACCAGTTCTTAGCCGCCATAAAGTAAACCGAGGTGGGGGGTAATACTACACCCCCACCTTGGACGGCCAGGCCTTATAGGCTCCAAATTTGTCTTTCCGCCATAATTTGATCCCCGCCGCTTGGCTGCGCCAAGCTGGGATCAAAAGAAGGCGGAAGAGAAAATTTGTCAAATCCGATGGGTGGCGTACGCAAGATGGTACGCGGTATACGTGCTGCAAATGCGTATAAAGGTCTCAGTTATGGTGGGGCATTTGGAAGTCTTATGTACCGTCGCTATGGCTCTTCGACGGCGAAGAAGAGTAGAACACTTCGTACACGGCCGCGACGCCCAAGACGAGCTACGCCGAGAAATAGAGGAAACGCTACTATCACTCGACAACATGATCTCCGAACAACGTACAAGAAGACAAAGCCTTCAAGCAGAGCTAAACAGTTTAGAAGCTTCGCTAAAAAAGTTAAGAAGGCGAACGCCTCAAGTTCCAAGCTCCACTTCGCCCAATTAGCGTCTATTGGAACTCTGACTTTCGTCACTACACTACTTAATGATGATAATAAGCAAATCATATATCCGAGTAACGCTGCTACTGCTGATTTGGATATGCGATTATATCAGGGTGGACCGACTTCATTGTTCGCAAATCTCGAAAACGCTTTGCGAACTGTACCTATAGGAGTTGCTAATCCTGGAGCACTTAATGTAACTACACGACCAATGTTTGGACAAAATCTTTCATTCTGGTGTCAAGAAAAAATGGAAATGGGAATTAAAAATATTACTACAGAGGCATTTATTCTGGATATTTATATATGTGAAGCTAGAGATGATATTGAGGATGGAGCTTTTCAGACTGCTGTTGGTGCTTGGACTGCTTCATGCACAAATGCACAATCCTTAAATGGTGTTGCACCTTTTACTGCACAGTTATCTCCTACTTTTTCTGGAGTAGAACCTTTTGATGGACCAGGTTTTGGAAATTACTGGAGTGTGCAATCAAAACAACGTTTGGAAATGCAACCTGGTGAAGTTGTGTGTACAACGATACAACCTAAAGGAAAATGGATTAATTATGCTAAATGGGATGGAAAAGAAGTTAAGAAGGGATACACTTTGGATGTTATACTTGTGGCGTGTCCTATATGGAATCCGTTTCCTATTCTTGATGTCACACCAATTGCTGAACTACAATGGCAAAAAACATGTAAACTAAGATACCCTGGTCTATTCCAAGGAACTCAAATGCAGTTCACTGGTGCTTGGGCCGTATAAACAAAAAAAAACTTTAATAAAAAAGCGGGTGAAAACCCCTAAAAGTCTCAGGCGGCGAGTCGTCGCCCGGCGGCCTCTCGGGCCGGGGCTCCTCTTGGGCCCGCTCACGCGGACCCCGATTAACTGTTGTGATTAGTCTCGCACAGGCGGTGTTGTGGCCTTCGCCTACATTCACCTATATATTTATTATGTCCCAGCGATCTAAACTTAGTTTAGTCATATCTGGCGTGAAATTACTGAACACAATTACAATGGGTGGTTGAAAATAAACTGGTGCTGATTCGTACTTAGTACTAAGAAAATATCCATTCTTGAAACTTTCTACTACTC